ATAGATTTAAATAATATTTTGCAGTAGAAGGTATTTTATTATCTATGATTGATTGTGATATGAAAGAATAATCAAAGTCAATTAATATTCTTGATATGTTTGCAACCGAACCATTGTTTGAAACAACTTTATTAATTTCTAATATTTCATCTAAACCTGTATTGATTGATGATGTTGTTCCACCAGAATAAATGGTAGCATCTCTTTTTGCAAATTCAAAATAATGCATTATCTATCTCCTACTACTCTACCCTCAATATCTATGTTCGGGTATTTAAGTTCAAATATACTTGGGTCTAATGAAGTGTAGACGATTCCATCTCTTGTAGCTGAATCTAAATCATATACATTTCCACTATATCCATCTGATACTTTATGTTTGTTTTCAATTACCACCAAATTTTTATTAGGATTATTGTCTTGTGGTGGAACTACTGTAACAACTCCTTCAACTAATCCAATCACATAAGCTATATCACTCAATACGATTGGTTGATTGATTTGCCACTTTTTAGTTTCAAAATGTTTTTTCACAGCTTGAATTGCATTAAACAATACTTCGTTTTTGTTAAATCCTCGTTTTACTGTGATTGAAAATCTTACACCAATATTAATAATGTATGCGTCTTTAAGATTAATAGCATCAGTCAATACTCTATATTGTGAAAGATATGTTTTGATATTTTGTTTTACACCCTCATTTAGTTGTGTTAACTTTTTATCTGATGTATATCCTAATAAATACATATTTAACGCCAATGGATTTGGAATAACATCAACTGATTTTATTCTTCTTATTTCACCATTGATAACTTCTAATTGTCCTTCTTGTTCTAATTGTTCGTCTTGAACAATATATGCTTTTGCAACATTACCATATTTTTGTGGTAAAGAGTAAACTCTTGTTATGTAGTCTGCTCTTGTTACTGCTCTGTTTTGTGCGTTAAAGAATGCACTTGCGTTTAACTTAATGTCTTGTAATTCTTCTGTGTTTGCTCCACCTGTAGCTCTTTCTAAATTAACAACTCTTAAAGAATTATTAGTAGCGGATTGAGTAGCTGAAACTAAACCTGTTGTAGAGTTTGAAAATGTAATACTTCTCAATCTATTTATTGTTCCAACCGGAACATTGTGTTCAACTGCTCCACCATAACGATATTTAATTGTCAATGTAGTATTACTTGGAGCCAATCCAAATGTTTGTGTTTTTAGGAAATTACTTGGGTCAAAACTTTCATCTAATCTTGACACACCAAAACCTAATGATGAACCAACATTATCAGGATTTGGAATTATTTCTTCATCTGCATTATCACTAATACCAGAACCAAATCTTATTTCCATTTTATTATTATCAAGAACTCTTGTAGTAAATCTTCTTGATGTCTTGATAAGTTTTAATAAGTATGGTGTATCGTTTTTATATTGAGAAAGACTTGGGTCATTATCACTTGTATTTTCTTCCGTTTCAAATACAGTATCTTGTGCTAAGAAAGGAACTTCATACCATTTGTTTCCGTTAGAATCTGTAATAGAAACTATTTCTGTTACTTTACTTTCTGCCAATATTACACTATCAAATGCTACTCCGTCTCCAAAAGTAAATGTTTGTTCTCTTGTTTTACCTGATACCGCAACACCCTTTTTAGTTAATCTGAAGTTTGTTGGAACACCACCAGAAGAAGGCTCTAATGCTGCAATGTCCATTGTGTCTAATGAACTTGATACTTTAAAATTAACATCATCTAACAAAGTAAACTCAGTTCCATTTTCAGAAGTAAATCCACTACCGGCTTCTAATTTACCAGCGTAATCTAAGTTTGGTTTAGAAACTGCAGATGCTCCTGTTCCTGTTGTTGTTGCTGGAACATCAAGTGTAAAAGTTAATTCTACTCTTGAAGGTGAAGCTAGTTTAGGTTTGTATCCTAATGATTGTGCAATTTCATAAATATTTTTTCTTTCTTCAGCCTGATTTAAAAGTGTTTCTCTAAATTGATTATCAACATAATAATTTAATACATCTCCAACATACGCAGCCATCTCAACGAACATCATACCTGGTGATGCTTCATTGAAATCATTGTATTGGTTTGGGAAATAAGTTTTTGCAAACTCAATTAGATTTGCTCTAATGTCTGCAAAATCTCTACCAAGATAGTTTACTTCTTTCTTTACTATCTTTTTTCCAACTCCGTAATCTACTTCTCTAATATTAGTATTAGGCATTATTATTCTCCAATGTTAAATTCTAATGAAAGTGAATCAAATGTATCAGGTTCAAGTGTAGTGGAATAGTCAACCGATACTAAAACTCTATTATCAGCTTGGTTGTCTTGAACTACTATAACATCATTTATTGTTATGTATGGTAGTTGACGATTAACTGCTTCTCGTATTGCTTCTTCAATGTTGTCTGATGTGATTTCATCAAAACTATCAAACAAGATAGCTTTTAAGTTTGAACCAAATGTTGGCTGCATAACTCTTTCACCGGGACTTGTTAACAATAAATTTCTTAAATTAGATTTTGATTGTTCTCTTATAGTTTTAGATTGTGGAAAAAATCCATCAACTCTATTATACTCTAATGGAAACTTGACACCAACATAAATGTTGTCATCTCTATCTATTTCTCTTACACTTTTTGCCATTTGTTATTAAGGTCTATAATTACCTTCACCATTTTTCTTTTTATTAATTACTTT